ACTCTCACAAAGGTACAACATTTGGGTAAATCTTTAATTCTTCTAGCACCAGTGTAAGTGCAAGCACTTCGCAATCCGCCAAGAATTTGTTGAATGGTATTTGAAACTGCTCCCTTATGTGGAACAACTACAGTTTTACCTTCTGTTGCTCTATATGTAGCAACACCTCCGCTATGCTTATCCATCGCAGTATCGCTTGACATTCCATAGAACCGCTTATGAGGAGTCCCATTATGTTCGATGACATCCCCTTCGCACTCATCGTGTCCTGCAAGCATACCACCCAACATAACAAAATCTGCACCACCACCGAATGCTTTAGCAATATCGCCGGGAGATTGACAACCACCATCTGCCATAATAAATCCGCCCAAGCCGTGAGCGGCATCTGCACATTCCATCACTGCGGATAATTGAGGATACCCAACTCCAGAAACTTTTCTTGTCGTACACACACTGCCGGGGCCGATGCCTACTTTAATAATATCTGCTCCTGCTAATAAAAGTGCTTCTGTCATTTCCGATGTTGCAACATTACCGGCAATGATAATCTTTTCTGGCCAGTGTGTTCGAACATCCTTCACAAAATCAATGAATCGTTGGGTATATCCGTTTGCAACATCTAAACATAAGAAATCTTTATGTGCGGCATATTCACTAGTTACTAAAGCGCCATCAGAAGTTAATAAAGACATTTCATCTTGTTCGCCCATTCCAAACGAAAGTGCCATATTTGAATCTTTCCAATCTTCATCAGTAGGCCAATTAGAAAGGTGTTTGCTTAGACAAGTTAACATGTCATTCTTAGACATAACTCTTGCCATTTCGATTGTACCTGTTGTGTCCATATTTGCGGCAACGATAGGAATGCCTGTCCACACTCTACCATTCGGAAATTGAAATGTTCTGTGTAAATCTACTTGTTTTCTTGATGTTAGTTCTGACCTCTTTGGTCTAATAAGGACATCAGCATAGTCAAGTTTAAAATCATCTTCAATTCTCATATCTTCCACTCCGTAAATTTCTCTTTAAATTTATCATCATCAAAATCTTTATCAAAATTCCTTCCGTCAAAACCACTCCCAAACGAATCAGTTGTGCTTATTGCTTGACCTGAATTTAACAGGCCTGCCTGTGCGTTACCCTCAACATCATAAAACTTCATCTTGGCCCTATCACAACCAATTACAAATTTTCTATTAACCAGAGTGTCGTTATATCTGTTCTTCAATTGTTTAACTAATACCTGACCCAATTCATTCAGTTCATCTGTTACAATTAAAGCAAACATAAAATCTGCTGTAGCGGGAAGTCCAAATGACTCTGATGTATTTTCCAAACCAACATCACTATTCGAATATCCTTGGCGATTTGTTTGTGTTGCAGACCAAATGGGAACATTATATTCCACTGCGAGGCCTCGTAATTCTTCAGCAATAGATTTTACATAGGTGTATGAATTTACTGAGGCGCCCATTTTCAGTCTTGAAGATGCACAAATATTTAAATAATCAATAAAAATAATATCAGGAACGAACTTCTTTTTCAGTTTCAACTCTTCTAATAGATGTTTAAAATGAATTGAACTTGCTGATGCAGTAGGATATTCCTTAACAATTAATTTACCCCGTACATTATTCATAACTCTGTTAAACTTTTTATCATACAAATCTTTTGGAAGGTCTTTCAAATCATCAAGAGGAATATCCATAAGGTTTGCATCAATTCGTTCAGCAATTCGTTCTTCTGCCATCTCACATGTGATATACAGAACATTTTTATTTTGAGTCATACATGCGGCCGCATGGTGGCATAGAAACATAGATTTACCAACACCCGTACCTGCCATAATAATGTTTAATGACTTGTTCGGTGTTCCACCGGCTGTGATTTTATTGAAATACTCTAAATCAAATGGGATTCGTTCTTCAACCCTGTGATAATAATCATATCGGTCATCCACATCTTCAATATAATCATGACCTACATGGTTATCAAATGAAACCGATAACGCATCACTTAAAATTGTAGGGATGCTCGTCTTGGTCTTAGTAGAATCTTTACCATCAAGAATATGAATGGAGTCTAGAATTGCATTGTATATGGCCTTATCTTTACAAAACATTTCAGTCTTGTCTGTTAGCCAATCTTCATCGTGGTCTGTTGCTAATTCTGAAACCTCTTTGATGATACTTTCACATCCATCATGTTCCTCTTGTGTTATGTCTGATTTCTCACTTAAAGAAATGGACAAAGACTCCTTTGTGGGAGTAGAATTATACTTCAGAATATATTCTGCAATTATATTAAAGACAATTTTGTCTTTTCTTGATTGAAAATATTCTTCTTTAAGAAACGGAATAACTTTACGAGAAAATTCCTCGTTGTTAATCAGATTCGATAGAATTATTGTTTCTATAGTTGCCAATTAGGCCTGCCTCATCATTTGAAACTACTGTAATAAGCGAAGCATCTTCGCCTATTTGCTTATCCAGAATTTCTACCAAAATATTTCCCGCACAATCAATAAAGTCTTGGTCTTCTTTTGCTTTGCTTGGGTTCTCTAACATTGTATAATCGAATTTTACTCTCGCATAGGTTTCCCCATATTCATCTTCGTCTTCGACTAATTGTGTTTTCCCATAATGATAGATGCAACCTTCATAGTCACCTTCTAAAATATGAATGGGTGTAAATACAGAAGAGTAGTCAGGCACTATCTGGTACTTCGGAATCGTCATCATTTGCCTCACTTCCATATTTAAATTCTTTGGCAACGGCTTCTTCAAGTTGTTGCATCACATCATCTGTAAAATATTTCTCTGGGTCACTATTGATTGACTTTTCAAAAGCCGTCTTTCCATCAGGTAATTCAATTCGTGTTGATACCTTTTTAAATATACCATACTTCACCGCAATTGGAACTAGACCATAATAACGATTAAGGCCTGTATCATAATTCAACTGAACCTCGACTTCCTTATTTTCTTTCGTAAGTCTGCCCTTGTATAATTTACATTTGATAATACCGCCAATAATATCCGTACCATCTTTGTCTTTCTTCTTTGTAAGATAAACAATAGTGGATGCGGCATACTTTAAACCAGAACCTCCGCCCATCTCTTTTGTTGGAAAATATGAACCAATGACGGCATATGTGTGGTTGGTCATAATGAGAGGAATTCCTGCTCTGCCCAACTTAAGAGTAAGAACACGGAATGTTGCTTTGATAACTTGGGCCCGTGTCATATCACGGGTTGTTTTGCCTTCACCAGTATCTGTCATTTCTTTTTCAGTAGAAAGCATTCCAAGAGAATCAAGAACAATCAACACAGGTTTCTTATCTTTTGCTTCAATGTGTTTGTCAACAATACTAATTGCCTGATGTCGAAAAGTTTCAACCGTTGCAACAGGAAAGATTGCCACTCTACTTGCATCCATCCCTCGTTCAGTAATCATATCAGAGGTAACTGCTTGTTCTGTATCAAAGTAAAGAATAACACCATCTGGTGTATCATCAAGAAATTTCTTACACATACCCAAAGCAAAATAAGTCTTACCTGTTGCAGATTCTCCTGCAAGTGCAGTAATTTTGTTATCTGGCATTCCACCATATAGTGAACCAGACAACAATGCATTAAATGCATAAGAACCTGTATCTACAAATCCCGTTACATCACTTCCTTCAACTCCTTCAGAAACAATTCCGGCATATTCATTACCAGAAATTTTAATAATATCTTTTAGAAAATTACTCATTCTTCTTCGCCCTCTTCTTTCGGGTTACCTTTTTCTTTGGACTCTTTCCGCTTGTCCATGCTTCATTTACGCCGGGTGTTGATGGGTCATCTGCTTTAAATTTTCCATCTGTTTCTCTTCCCCTATCGTGTGCATCAACAAAACCCAAAAGGTTTGCCCAATTATCAACACATCGGTCGATAAGTTCGCCTAAAATTGTTCCTTCAATATAACTCATAATAACTTCTCCATTTCCTTTATAGTATACTCTATTTCTTTACAAGATGCTAGTGTTTTCTTGTAAATTTCAACAGGAATATCACTGATGTTCTGCTGTTCTTTTAGTATTTTTCTTTTTTCTTTTAATTGCCTTTTCAGCAACTCTAAAATAATTTTTACCGATTTAAATGATAGGTGGTCGCTCATACAAAAAATCCTTCCAAACTAGAAACTTGTTCATGGTGCCAACCAATCTTATCTAGAATGTTTTTAATTGGGTCAAGAAATGATTTCTCAAATTGAAGTTGATAATCAATAAAAGATTCCAACTCAAATTCCTTAGGCAACGAATTTGGGAAAGCAACAATCTGGTCCCTGCCTCCAATACCACCCAATGGATTTGGACTTTTAAGATGAAGAAATTTTATCTTGTCACCAGAAATAATCTTACGATACTTCTTGTCTAAATTATATTTGTCGATGTAGTAATTGTAAATCAACGAACCCTTAACAGCAATGGGTGTTGACTTACAATAAATGTTAATGCTGTCACTATACTTTTCTATCCCATTTACCCCACGGGGAAACGCAATATCCTCTGGAGATAGTTGGTGGAATTCCGTTTTAAAATTCTCAATAAACGAAACAACAGTGGGTTCGTCTGCTGTAAGAATTAAATTTATGGCTTTCTTTAAAGCATCACGAACCACTTGCGGAGTAGAACTGCGAGTAGTTTCAATTCCCATAATTTTCTGCTTGGGTGGATTATATCGAATACCCTCTGAATCATGAACACGCATCATGTATCTCTTCTTTGCAGTCCACACTCCCTTGTCTGCAATACATTCTCTATCCATGACCATTTTATTTTCATATGCATTCATCAATGTGGCCAGTTCATCATACTGTTTCTTGATGAAGGGAAGAATTATTTCTTCTGATGCTTTATTGAGGAAATCAACCACCTCTTGCTCCGTCTTGTTGGAACAAACCTTATCCACAAGATTCCCAAGCCGAAGATAAACACTGTCTGTATCACTAGCAACAACATAATCATAATCCTTCGTTTTTAATGTTTTATTTAGAAATACATTTAGCCGGTCTGCAATCCATCTAATACTAAGTTGACCTGAGAGTGTAATCGCTTCGGCCATCTCAACATCAAAATATCTGAACCACTCATTGCCAATTGCACCATAGGCGGAATTCAATTGAATCTTACGAACCAACTGGAAATTGTAATATTTTGAAATTTCCTTTTCAAGATTCTCACCCGCTTGTTGCCGTTTCTGACACTCAATCATCTTGCCCTTATACATCTTACGCTCTTTGTATAACTTCTCCATGAGTGCAGGAAGAAATCCCTGATGTTCTTTTGTATAACATGTACCATTTGCGGCAACAGAGTAATTTTTATCGGTGAGTGTTTTAAGTGATTTCTTGAAATGTTCAGTCTGTTCACCAAGAACACCATCGGGTGTAATCATGTAATCTTTTTGTTGTTGTATCTTTGTTTCAGGACTAATATTGTACTGCATGATAAGATGTGGGTATAGACTATTCAAGTCAAACGACACAACCCAATCGTGCATCCCAACAATTGGTTCTTTCACATATGCACCCGCATATTGTTCATCTTTCTTACTGGTTTTCTTTGGTGGAATTACTATGTTGTGTTCTTTAAGATAATGATAAATGATTGAATCCCAAGTTCGAACTTGGCCAAATACATCATTGAAATTTACTTTAGCGGCATATGCAAGAGACACAGCAAGTTCAATCAACTTCATCTTGTCCTCAAGTTTAATAACCAATTCAACATCTTTGACATTGTATTCCATAAACTTTTGAAAATCGTTTTTGTAAAATGTTGCCATACTATCGTACTCAGCATATGATAGTTTCTTTTCACCCAATTCTACAAATGCAATATGGTCTAATCTATATGACTCTTGATTCACATAAGTGAATGTCTGATAAAGTTCATAGTAATCCAGAATAGCAACACCAACCAATTCATAGGTTTGGTTTTCACGATTCATTTTATTAATCTTTCGTTCCCTGACAATTTTCCAAGGCGACATTCTTCTGGAGGATTTCAGACCAAGGACATTGGCAATTCGATTGACAATATAAGGCACATCAAAAAACCGAACATTCCAACCTGTCAAAATGTCAGGTGATTCATATTCCCAAATGTTTAAAAATGCTTCAAGTAAATCGGCTTCTTTGTTAAACTGTTCTTGATGATGAACATCAATCGGTAAAGTAAATTCACCCAAACCAAGACAATAAACTTTGCCATTAAAATCAACAGTTATAGCATTAATTCTCTCAAGTGCATCTTCTGGACGGGGAAATCCGTGTTCTGATTCACATTCAATGTCTATCGTTGCGACCTTAATATTAGCGAAGTCGTAATCAATCTCCCCATTGTAGTTGTCACCAATAAACTGATAAACAAAATCCGTGTTACCATAAACATCAAATCCCTGAATGTTGTCGTACTCTTTGATAAACCCCCTAGTATCAGAAATACTGCCGGGTTGAATAGGTTCAACAAAAATACCATCCAGTGTTCTGTGGTCGGTCTTCTTCTTTGCCGTTACATACATGGTAGGCCTGAAGTCAACCCGATTCTTTGTCGGGTTGCCATTCTCATCAATACCACGGTAGAGGATTGAATTTCCTCTCATTGCAATGTTAGTATAAAATTCACTCATGTAAAATTTTGGTCACCTTGTTCCAATAAGGAATAGATGAA